GGCTTTGATAACCCCGACTTTTTGAAGGATCGCGTCCTTGAACCAGTCGTGCATGATCGAGATGCCTGGGTTCTGCTTCATGAGCACCCAGTTTGTGTACTCGGTTGCTTGTTGGGCTAGCTGCTCATCGCCTGGGCCTACAGGCTCGAATACGCCGATCTGGTCAGCAGAAGTAAACAAACGCATAAGAGGCGGCAGCATCCCATCTACCGCTTCTGCAACCTCTCCGGTTACGATCTGGCTGCGACCCTCTACCTCGTTACCGTAGGGATCACGCATGTAGGCAGTGAGCGCGTTCTTGCGCTGCTCGACCGTCTCGGTCTCCAAGAAACCTATCGCGTTATCAATCTCACCTTGGAGAATCGCCTTTAATCGTCCGTCATCCATTTAGACCACCCAAGATACGTTAGGTTTCAGCGGCTTAGACCAACTCGTTGTTTCTGCCATGCCAACCGCAAGATACCGAAATGCGTCGCTCGCATGAGATGCCCAGTCATGAAGAGGCTTATCCCAATAAACTTGACGCTTATCGTCGTATTGTCGCCGATAATTCCTTAGTGCGTCCACTCCACGCTTAGTCTTGGAGTCGAACCAACAATAAGGAATCAGCCTTCTCACGGCTTGTATCCCATCGTCAACACTCATTCTCGGCACAATCGTGATGTTTAGCCCCGCTTCCTGTAGGAGTTCTAGCCTAGATCTTCCTGATCCTAACTCCCTGACTTGCACGTCGTGAGGCAGTAACTGCTCGGCTAGTTCGTAGTGATTCGTTCTCAGCCAGTTCACATACCAATCGAGTCCCTGACCGTGGTTCTCTACAAAGTCAATGAGTCGTGTTTCTAGGCCCACTCTCTGACATACCCAGATTGCAGTAGAGTCGCCTATCCCTAGATCCCAGGCTGCGTAAGTCTTAGCTAAACCGTCTACAGGTATGTCGTGGAATCGCTCAGACGGTAGCTCATTGAGAAGCTGTCCGTAGTAACTTCCCTCGATCGCTGAGTCAAAGGAACACTCAAACTCCTGTAGATACTTATCATCTCCCATTTCAGACTTGGCTGCATCAAGTTCAGTCTGAGGGATAAGACCAGTTTCGGATGCTCGGAACTCAAGCAGTGCCCAATCGTTATGCTGTTCTGCATGGTCTCTTAAGGTCTTGAAGTGGTTATTTCCCTTTGGGGTTCCGAGGAATAGCGCCCATCCCATTCTGTCCGATAAGGCCGGACGAACCACTTCCGACCAAATTTTAGGGTTCTGGTCTCCGAATTCGTCGAATACAACGCCGTCAAAATACTGTCCTCTAAGAGAGTCTGGGTTATCAGACCCTGCAAGCTGGATGCGTCTGCCCCAGAAATCAACCCGAAGTTCTGCAATATTCGCGGTGGCGTTGAGGGGCTCGGTAAACTTGAGGAGGTAATCCCAGATAACTCGTTTGGTCTGAGAGTAGGTAGGCCCGATGTAAGCATATCGAGGAGCCTCGCGGTTATTTTGTACCGCCTCGCGTATAAGGTGATTAACCGCGGAGACCGACTTTCCTAATCTTCTATGAGCCACTACAACAGCAAAACGCTTCTCTCCTAACGCGTCATGAATCCTTAGCTGCTGAGGCCTTGGCGCATAAGGAATAATTATTCTGGTTGCGCCCATGAGATCTGCATTGCAACTGGTTGGCCATTCTCACCTGTTATCTCGTGCTTAACGCTCTCATGCCATTTAGCCCTTGTCTTTAGCCAAAAGATCATCGCCGTGGTATTTCCTGACATGGCTTGTTGATAAAGGCTTTTCGCTACCGCGGCATTAGCATCCACGCGACCATCATCAAGCTCCCTCTTGTAATACTTGACAAGCGTATCCGCGCTTAGGTCTACCTTTGCGGCAATATCCTCGTGACGAACGCCAACCGCGGCCAGCCCTCTGACTAGCTTTCTGTTCTCATCCGTTGGTTCATGCAACACGCCCTGCATATTTTTAACTCCGAAAGTTAGTGCTCACTAACTAATTCTGCCTTCTTGCCGGTGAATTCTTCCCATCGCTTGACGATAACGTCGACATATTTAGCTTGCAACTCCATTGTGTAACAAATACGACCAGTTTTTTCCGCGCCCATCAAAGTTGAACCGCTGCCGCCAAATGGCTCAACGCAAATGCCGCCTTTTGGAAGGCTTGACTTCATTACTCGTTCCATCATTGCCACTGGCTTTGGTGTTGCGTGCCCGTGTCTCTCTGCGCCTTTAACTCTGTCAAAACGCCAGACATCTGTCATTTGATCATGCGAACTATCAAAATATGCTCGCGTTGCATAAAAATCGCGCTTCAAGGCATCGTGGTCGCGCTTCAAGGCATCGTGGTCGCGCTTAAAGGCATCGTGGTCGCGGGCGGCCTTTTGAATTTTTGCATAATGATCTGCCGTAATCATCGCCCATTGGCTTTTGGTTACCCAATGACCAGCCATTTGCGTCCCTGTAATATTGTTAAGATCTTTTGTTGTCCAACCACATCGTTTCATTTCGTTTTCTAAATAAGATCTAATCGGCTCCCAGCCTTCCCAGTAATTGTCAGCATTACTGTTAAAACCTTGCTCACCCAACATAAAAAAAAGGCAATGTTCTCCCATGGTTGCATATTGACGAAGATTGGACATGCCATCCTTTCCCCAGCTTACTCCCTCTTGATGCCAAAGAATATCGTTTCTTAATGTTAGTCGTTCAGAATCAGCTAAACCACCGCGATACCATAATCTCCATAAATCAGGCGCGTTGCCCCAGATATACGCGCTGGCGTTATCTTCGAGGAAGGTGCGAAAGGTTGCCCACCATTCCATCTGAAAAGCATCTAACTTATCTCCGTAAATGTTGTCATTTGCAACCCCTTCACCTTCTTTGCCCATTCCGTATGGAGGATCAGCGTGCAAAAGTTGAGCTTTTGCGCCAGCCATTAGTCTCTCAACCGCATCCACGCTCGTACTATCGCCGCACATAAGCCTATGCTTGCCTAGTATCCAAATGTCTCCGGGCTTTGTAATAGGTTCCTCTGGAGGCTCAGGGACAGCATCCTCGTCCGTCAATCCCTCCGTTGGCTCGAGCGCATTTAAAAGACCGTCTAGCTCCTCTACGGAGAACCCAAGCATCTCAAGGTCAATGTCCTCTGCTTTTAGCTCGATCAACTCTAGCTTAAGTAAGTCGTTATCCCACCCTGCGTTTAGCGCAAGCCTGTTATCAGCAAGTACATACGCCTTACGTTGAGTGTCGCTTAAATGAGACAGTCTGATAACAGGAACTTCTGTTAACCCTATCTTTCTCGCCGCGGCAAGCCTTCCGTGGCCGGCAATGATTGAGTAATCGTCGGAGATGAGGATTGGATTGTTAAACCCAAACTCTTTTATGGAAGCCGCAATCTGCGAGACTTGCGCTTCGTCATGTGTTCTTGCGTTCCTTGCGTAAGGAATGAGCTTTTCTATCAAAACTTTTTCTACTTGACTCACCGTATTCTCCGTTGGAGGTCATCGGTTTTTGTTCCTCGCCGAGATAGCCTTAGCCTTTGCCTTAGCATCAGCCTTAGAACTTGCGCCCCACGCCTTTAGGCTCAGAAGAAGTCTGGTAGGGCTCCCATCGGGTTTTCTCTCTGGGCCTGGCATGTTACCCATTCGCGCAAGAAAAGACGCTCTACGCGGGTTATCGCCTGACTTAACAGGAGCCTTCAGGTTAGAACCAGGGTTTGCAGCCTCGTAAGACTTACGACCCTTCTCGTTCAGGCCGCCCTTGGCGTTCTTACCCTCTTTCCTAGTCCAAGCGGCAGTCATTTCTTAGCCGTTTTCGCTGATTCTTTGAAAGCCTTAGCCGTAGGTGCGCCAGGACTCCCAGGCTTACGCATACGCTCAGGAGTTTTGCCAGCAGCCTTTTGCTTGGCTATACGCTCGCGTTTAGCGTGGATGTTTGCGTATAAGCCTTTCATTTCTTTTTAGCCTTTCCTGCCTCAGATAAGGCAATAGCAATAGCCTGCTTCGGGTTTGTTACCTCTGGGCCTTTCTTGCTTCCTGAATGCAACTTACCCTTACCAAACTCAGTCATCACTTTCGAGATCTTCTTTTCCGCTTTCGTTTTCTTCATAGCTTTCTCCGTCTTCCTCGTCTGTGATAGGCCCGCCAGTAACCCACGCCGCACAAGTTCTCAGCGCAGCGCACTTAAAGTCAAATATCTCGCAGAAACCAAGATCGCCAGCATCGACCGCCGACCAATCATCTTCTTCGCCTAAACCTTGTTCAATACAGTCAAGCATGGACTGCTTTTGGTTAAAGGCAGCGCAGTTACCGCAACGAGACTTCTTTGCTTGCTCACCAGAAACACGCCACTTAGCACCCATATCGCGCCAATATTGACTGTTAGGCTCGTTAGGGTTCATAGGCCCATACTGAGCCTTGTCTATCGCTTTCTGACGGTTCTTGAGGTTAACCTCAATATCTTGTGTCGCAATCGGACAGTCTGATGACTCTTCGTCCTCGCCATTCTTAAGGACGATCATGACTTTAGGGGAAAGCAAGCCTTTCATTTTTTAGCCTTTTGTGGTTGCAAAGGAATGCCTACTTTCCTGTCATACCTGATGGGTACAGGAGGCACTTTTAGCTTGTAGGGAGACGGTAATGCTTTGCTATCCCTGGTTCGTTTTTCCACAGCCATGCTGCTGCCTCCTTGATGTTCTTAGAGTCGTCCCTACCCACACTTTGACTGCCTGCGTGATGGACGTAACTCCTTGAAACAAAATGCTTAAAGTCACATACCGTAAGTGTATGACAAAAGACGTTGTCTGAAAACCAGTTGATGGGAGGAAACCTGACTGCTTGGAAGGCTTCCTTTGTGATGTAAGCAAAGATCGGCGCAATGACGCTTGTTTCTTTGATCGTCTGTTCTTCTGCCCATTTCATCCCGTGTCTTGCACCGCCCTCGAACCGGATGTTCTGGGCCTCTAAAATGTAGTCAGACCTCGCCCCCAAAACTCCAATCTTATGCCCTGCCTTCTGTAGATGCTCGGCATCCTCAAGAATGAGTCTATAAGAGTCTGGAGTCAGGCAGATGTCGTCGTTGGCAATGATGACTGCATCGTGGTGCTGGAATGCGTCGTCCATGATCCGGTTGTAGGCATCACCAAAGTTACCCGACGAGTTGAGTACCCACTTGTAAACTCGTTCGTCCATTGTCTCGGTTCTGCTCGACAGATATATCGACGCTTCTTTGGCGTAAAGACGGATGCTCGACAACGTGATTTCAAGACTTGGACTCCCTACCGTACAAATGAGTATCGGAACTTTTTTCATACTCCGCCATCCTATGGTGAGCTACCACCTGAAAGTATTTGTTGTTCATAAGGTTTTCTGTGCAAACATTGACCTCCAACCCGTTTCTGTCTGCGATGATCGGAAACGACAGTTGATCCTGTAGCGTCCATTTCATCATCTCGATCCACCAATCCTGATTAGCCTGGGGATTGATGTAACTCCGCTTCCAACACAAAACCCCGCCAGCAATAAGACCTGCGTCCTGCGGCCACCCTTGATCCCGA